CGCCTGACCCTGTCTTATCAGAGTGAAGGTCTGTTCAAGAGGGGTCGAAGTGCAGCTATCTCGGAACCCCCGGAGTTGCCGTACGCAGTCTGAGAATGGTCGTAGCTTCACGTGAATACGGACTAGACCCTCTCTTATAGCCACCAAGGGTAGGGCATCCTGCAGTCTCACGCGCCCGAAGAAGAAGGGTAGAATACAATGTAGAATCCCATCCTCTGTAGGAAAGAGACGAGCCTTTGGCAGGGCTCGAAGCCGCTGTAGTCGAATCTTTCCTAGATGATCATAGGAGATTCCGAACTGAGCATTGTAGTCCGGAAAGAGTGTATTAAAGAGATTGATGGTGTCCCCGTCGATTGTTTCAATAGTCTGTCCATCGATTTCGAGCTCTGCCTCCTGAATAATCACCGATCCGAGGCTATTGGCGTATTCCCAGGATCCAGAGGTATCTTCATCCTGGCTAAGGCCGGCGGCAACCAAGAGTTGTGTCTGGGCGTCGAGCCAATGACCGAGTCGTATCTGCAGCGCGGCACCGAAGAGAAGATCTCCGGCGATTAGAGATCCAATATCAAAGGTGAAGCGCTGGCCGAAGGCTGCCGGACCTCGGAAGGGGATTTCCTGGATCACAGGGGCGAAGGGCACAAGCCGACGATCCTTGGCTCTTGTAAACCAGGTCTGATCAGAGTCCAGTGGAAAGATATCATTTTCCTGCAGGTCCCGGTCTGTGAGATCCAAGAGGGTCGTTATAGGACCGGATGGCCTAGACATCTGCTTTAAGGCGTAGAGATACCTTAAGGTATAGAATGGCGGAAAGGCATTATGATGAGTCCTATTGGGAGTTTCAACGTGAGATTGGTCAGATTGGCGGTATTCTTAATAAGTTTAAGTTTGATTCCGAAATCAACCCCACAGAAACGGTGTTAGATTTTGGTTGCGGTGGCGGTTATCTGTTAGCGAACTTATACTGTTTGAAAAAGATTGGCGTGGAAATAAACCCCCATGCTCGAGTCTTTGCGTCAAAGAATACGCATGAAACATATTCTTCAATCTATGACGTATCTGATAACTATGTTGATCGAATCATATCAAACCACGCACTAGAACATGTTGAAAATCCGATGCTTATTCTCAAGCAGCTATATAGGGTCTTAAAGCCAGGTGGTAAAATGATTATTGTTCTTCCATGTGAACAGTACACAGAGTCAGGATTTCATTATAAACCAAATGATATAAATAATCATCTGTTTACATGGTGCCCGATGACGTTTGGCAATCTATGCAATGCAGTAGGATTCCGGGTGGTAGAATCTAAGGATTTTCAGCACCAATGGATTCCAAGCTTTAAACAAGACTATTTAAAACCAGGATTCCATGAACAGTGTGTACAACATGCAAAGAAGAATGGAAATCGACAGATCCGTTTGATCGGAGTTAAAGACTAAAGGTTCTTAGTTTCCATACTTGAAGGTTCCTCTGTCATTTTCTGTTATGAAAAGGGCCCAGGCATCTACGATGGCCGTCATCTCTGTAGAGGGTTGGCCTGTAATCAAGTCGGGGGGCGTTACTGCAAGTTCCGTATAGAGAGTGGGGCGGTCGGCCGTTCCGAAGTTTACCGATCCTTCGGGTTGTACGTCGTAGCCGCATCCGAGATCCCAGTTCATTGTCCCGATCCCTGGACCCGGATCACGAGTCTCCTTGGCGTGGTTTATGATTTGGTTCCAAAGAAGAGGTCCAGCAGAGGTCTCTCGATCTCGTCCGGCAATAATAAGGGCCTGATTCCTATAATATTCATTGCCCGAGGGATCCGTAAAGGCGTAGCGGCGACCGGCGCGTAGATCATTCTGGGATCGGAAGAACCACAGAAGACGACCGGCGGGGTGGACGGCGTCCAGACGACGAGTGCCTGTTGCAATCGCTGTGGTTGAGCGCTTTAAGGCGGCGTAGTCTGCGGCTGCAAAGGTGAAGGTGTTTTCGTAGAGACGACTGAAGGGGAGCTCCAGAGTGGCCTTCTGGAGAGCGAGCTGTGTCTCACCATCCGTATAGATGTGGCGTGTCTCGAGCTGGAGTTGTGGCTGATTGAGGGCGATCCGGCTCAGAGGCGTGAAGGCTACACCATTCGATAAAAGTGGCTGGGCCCAGGGAACAAACGGAAGTTGTGACGATGATTCGACGATCTCTTCCGGCTTTCTCAACTCCAGACGGAGCTTGAGACTCTGGCTGCGCATGGCAATGCTCGGAAAGGGCGGAAAGGGAAGCTCAAGTCGGAGCCTTGGGGGTGCGGCATTTAGGGCAATGGCTTCAGCAGAACCGTCGTGAAGACCAAGGAGCTTGTTTTCCAAGAAGGCATGATTGAGGCTTGATCGCATGGCTCTTGAGGCGAAGAGAGCATCTCCGCTGTATTCGTATAAGAGGATCTTATCGACATAGAGCTGGATCTTTCTGAAGAGAAAGTAGCCGACGCCATTCGTGTAACCACAGGTGTTTCCTGATGCATCTGTCACTGTCGCCGGATCAATGCCTGTAGGAAGCCAGGTGGGTAGATCAATGAGAACTGTGATATTCTGAAAGACGTCACCGGCGACCTCGAGCTCGAACTCGGAGGAGCGGCCAAAGTCTGCGCCATTCAGAGGTGGAATGCGGCGAAGTTCGTGAATGACGGGTGGGACCGGAGTGAAGCGCTGCTCAAAGGGGTTCAGGGCCTCGAGGCTGTCCTTGAAAAAATAGGTGTCCTTGTTGCCACGGGCCACGGCCTCATAGAGAGCTCCTTCGGCGTTGAGGCCGGAGCGCTCCATTCTGATGGGAGAGGAGGGATGGTGTTAGGCTGGCGTGAGAGCATAGTCGCTCGCCGCTAGGTGCAGCTCAAAGGCCTCTGAATCGGTGACTTCCATCTTGCCCATCACCCAGTTCCAGCGATTCTTGATGTTCTCAGCAGAAATCCCAGACCATTGCTTCATCTGCGGCTTGTGGCCAGAGTACAGGTCGCTCAGATAGAAGCCTCCACCGGGGCGGTGAATAAAGGCGTACTCGTTGTCGTAGATTGCGTCACACCCCTTGTGACCCCATACAAGATTATCAAGAGTAAACGTGCCATGCTTATCCCGACGATCCACGTGGCAGACTTGACCGACCTCTGTAGGCTTGATAACACGACCGCAGTGTGCGCACACGGGACCCTTTTCCGTCATAGCACGAGCACGCACCATAGACGCCACACGCTCGTCGTGCTCGTGACCCTCGCGAAGGCCATTCCCGCGCTGGACGATGCGAGGGCCGCGGGCCTTCGCCGCCGCGATCATTACCAGCTTCTTATCCTCGAAATCATCATTATCCATATCCTTCGTGAAACGCTCGAGATAAACCGACCAGAGCAGCTCAATCGTCTTGATCCAATACTCATGATCGAACTCGGCGCCATCCTTGTACGCATTATACTCGCCCTTGATGCAGCGATCGTCAAAGAGCGCCAGCTCCGTGAGAATGCTCTCTACGACCGGGCGCTCCTCCACATCCATATTCTCCAGGCCCTGGCGCAGATTCTGCACGGTGGCCAGAAGAATCCCCTGGTAGTAGCGGCCGTGCTGGTTGCCGCGGACAGGGCCCACGATCTTTATCTCATCACACCCCTTGCGATTGATATCAAAGATCTTCTGAAGGGCATCGCCAAGAGAGGTGATTGCCTCGAAGGCCTTCGGAACCACAAAGGTCCCGCCCTCGCGAAGACGAGCAATCAGCTGGAGAAAGGACGATGAGACCTCCATGCGAAGAAGGTGCTCGAGGTTCTTGCTGAGCGGATTACTCTCCTTGTCCGAAAGATTAGAGAGAAGAATCCCGTGGCTAAACTGGCAGCCCTCCGCAATAGTAGAGAGGTCAAGGCCCGTGCTAACCAGCTTCATCCCGACCACAAACCCCGCATTCGCGATTGCAAGATTATTGGGCTTAGAGTTGCCCGTAATACAGACACAGTCAAGCTCCTTTCCATAACGCACCTTATAAAGGAGCTTTACGGCTTCAATCTGAATCTCAGTCGAGCAGGCAATCAGGCCCTTCCCCCCGCTAGCATGAACCCTATCGAAGAATGCAAAGAGTACCTCTTCATTAGGGACACGCTTCCCATTGACCCTCTTCGTGACATACTCATGGATAATCGTTGTCCGAGGAGTCCCATCGGCAAGCCAGTAGAGGCTCTTAATAGGGGCCACGTTCACGAGAGTGATCTCATGATCAAGATATCCCATCAGAGGAATCTTGCTACAAATCATGTTGTTGAAGGTTCCAGAGAAACAGATGCACTTCGCACCAGCAGCGCGAATATTGTCAAAGACATTAAAGGACTCCGTGTGCTGGTATTCGATCAGAGCCTTGTAAGGACCCATAATAATCCCATGATGGTGACTGACCTTTGGATTAAGACCACCAGTCATCTCCGTAAGATGCAGGTCGAGTTCATCGATAAGAACCAACTTCTGCTCGGCCTTGAACTCCTTGAGATGCTCTGCAAAGCGCTTCGCCGTCTTATTCATTGCGGATGCATTTGACTTCTTGAGGCACGAGAAGAAGACGACGACGGGGACGCCTGCAGCAGCGCGAATCTTTCGGAACGCATGGCGATCATTCCCATCGACGATCACCATGAGCCCCCACTTGCGATGGTTCCGAAAGACCTTCTCCAGCTGCTTTCCAATCTGGTCATTCGGAGACAGAACAAAGGTGATTCCTACACACAGGACCTTCGGGAGAACGGCCATAATGTTCGACTTTCCCGACCCCATCCCTGCAGCAAAGAGGGTCATGGGGCGGAGTCCAGCGAACCCACACGCGGTAAAGAGATCATTTACCATCTTAAACATGTCATCGCGGCTAGACGGAAAAAGCTGCTTGCAGTCCATTGCTGATCCTTTGTAAGAAGGCGGTGTAACGTAGAGCGTATGGAGATACAGTGTCAATTTTATTTTTGCCCGTGACGTCTTAAAATTGACGTAGATACCCCTATATCACAGGGGTAACAACCATGCCAGAGCTCGATTGGGATCTCGATACCCTCATTCTCTTTCTGAGCCATGCCACCATGTGCATTCCTGAGGTGTGCCGCGACCGCGTATTCCAGGATATGGCTCTGAAACTCATGGAGTGGGACGGCTTCACTATGAGGGAGTTGCAGGAGACCTATAATCGTTTCGGCAGAGATCTAAAAGAAGTCTGCTTGATATGCGATTCTATGTTGGAGCCTGGAGAAGAATGCTGTGAATACGAGGGGCAACTCGCCGCAATCAAACCACCTTCAGACGACAACTTGCCACCTCTCCCGCCGTCGCCGGTAGCTCAAGATGAGCATCCCGACCGTAGCGCATCAGAGGAACCGTCGTGCTCAGAGCCTCCCCGTCATGAACCCACTTCGACATGTGCGTCTTAATGAGTTTATAGCCGGCATCTGTTGCAGGAATACCGACCTCGAGCAGTTTTTTCAAGATAACAACCGTCTCGGATACACGTGCTTCCTTGGTCTTTTCCATCTATAAGATGAAAAGATCAGGGGTTTAGATTGCCAAGTTCAAGGACCCGCACAGCTCGTTGAACAGTTATTGCACGACTTACGGCCCTGCGCCACCTGCAGCTTCTCCTGAAAGTTGGGATAATGCACTATACAGCTGGCGCTAAGATCCGTCACACAGTTTGTCAGGTTGCATGTAGCCGGATTCAAGACATTTTCCCTATAATACGTGAAAACTGTCTTGGACTGCACCTTACGAATCCGATCACTTGCGTCCATCTACTTTAAGATCCTTTATGATCAGCCATAAGATGTGTGGCATATGGGCGTCAATAGGACTTGCATCCGACAAGGCCTTATTAAATGGATTGAATAAGCTGAAGGCCCGGGGTCCTGAGGATACGAGTTTCACAGATTTGTCTGGAGCGACTCTCGGATTTACGCGCCTTGCCATCAACGGTCTGACCCATAATGGAATGCAGCCCATGCAGCGCTCGGGGGTAAGCTGGATCTGCAACGGAGAGATCTACAACTGGCGCAATCTGGCGGCCGAATACGGCCTCGATGCGAAATCCGGATCCGATTGCGAGATTGTCGGGCCGCTCTATAACCGCTTTCTAGAGCTCGACCTACCTCTTGGCGCAGTCTTCCGGGCACTTGATGGAGTCTTTGCTCTCGTGATTGTCGACCAGATAAACGACCAAATCGTCATTGCAAGAGATCCCTACGGTGTTAGACCTCTATACTCCTGCGTGAATCCGGAAGGTCATTTCTATGCCTCAGAACTGAAGGCTCTTCCAGAGGGTAAGCACTTCCCCGTTTATCCGGGAGTCTACCATAGATATTGTTTAAGCACGGGCGAGATCAAAGAGATTACTGCCTATCACACGATTCCAATCTACAAACAACCGGTCTTAACCAACTCTATAGGGCTTTCTTGCCAGGTCGTGCGATCCGCTCTCGAAGGCGCCGTAAAGAAGCGCATGATGACGGAGCGGCCGATGGCAGCTCTTCTCAGCGGTGGCCTCGATAGCAGCCTAATAGCGTCTCTTTTGGCCAAGGGTCTTCGAGAGGCAGGCGCGCCACCACTCAAGACCTTTAGCATTGGCATGCCAGGATCTTCCGATCTAGCCCATGCCCGTCTCGTGGCTGACTGGATCGGCTCCGATCACACGGAGGTCGTTTTGAGCGCCGACGAGTTCTTTGACGCGATCCATGAAGTGATCTATGCCATAGAGTCCTATGACACGACTACGGTCAGGGCCTCCGTAGGAAACTGGCTCGTTGGTCGCGCTATAAGTGAGACTGAGTGTAAGGTCGTCTTTAACGGCGACGGTGCAGATGAG